GCTGGTAGTTCTGGTTCTAACGCAGCAGGAGGGTCTGGCGCAGCAAGCAACGCAACTGGAACTTACTCTGTCTATTCTGCTGGTGGCGCAACAATTACGAGTAGCGCTGGGGCTGCTGGTGGCGCAAATACAGGTAATGGCGCACAAGGTTCTAACAATAGTGGCAACACAGGGGGGTCAGGGCGTGTCGTCATCATTCACCCTGCGTCAATGACGAGCGCAACGACACTTACTGTTGGAACAGTCTCGACTATCGGTGAGAACCGTGTCTATGTTTTTGATTCTACAGGAACTATTGGTTGGTAGGTTATGGCACACTTCGCTCAACTAAATATTGACAATATTGTTCAACAGGTCATCGTTATCGATGACAGTTGCGCATCAACAGAAGAAATAGGTCAAGAGTTCATCGCATCGTTGGGTCTTGCAGGCAAATGGAAACAGACCTCATACAACACCTATCGTGAAATTGTCCCTATTTACGATGAGAATGACTCAACGCTTGTGGTGCGTGTTGAGAGTGGTGTGAGCCGCCATCGCAACGGTGGTACACCTTTCAGAGGTCAATATGCTGCTATCGGTGATTTCTATGATTCGGATATTGATGAGTTTGTATCACCAGCAGGAGAGTAACCGTGTCGCAGTATTTCGCACAACTAGATGAGAACAATGTCGTAACCCATGTTGCTGTCGTGACAGCAAAGTTCATGGCGGAGAACCCAGACCGCTATCCCGGTCGCTGGGTCGAGACTTTCTTCGATACAGCAGGCAAGACTTATGCTGGTGCTGGTTTTATTTACGATGAAACGACAAAGGATTTTGTTGTACCAGTAATTCCAGAGGTTGTTGATGAAGTTCTCTAGTGAACACAAAGCCATCGCCAAGTCTTGGGCAAAAGTATTTGCGGCCGCTGTGATTGCGGCCTACTCGGCTGGTAGCCGTGACTGGACTGTAATCCTGAATGCAGGTGTGGCCGCATTGATTCCGGTTGTTTACTCTTGGCTGGATCCGAAGGATTCACGCTTTGGTCGTCGTGTTGTTGTGAAGAAGAAGGCTGTTCGGAAGAAGGCTAGGTAGTGGCACGATCAATGCGTGTTGGCGGTGGTGGACGTTTCGCCAAACTTGAAAAAAGTCTGAAGTCCCAGGGGGTAAAGAATCCCGGTGCTTTAGCAGCCAGTATTGGTCGCAAGAAGTACGGTAAAGCCAAGTTTCAGAAGATGGCCTCCCGGGGGCGTAAGCGAGCAAAGTAATGGAACTGACAGACCTTCTCAACGAGAAGGAATGGCGCAAATGCAGAGGTCCAGAGAATGGTTCAGCAGACGAACTTGTTGAAGCGTTTGCTCATTTCTGCTCAACATATTGGACAATCCGCCACCCTGAGCGTGGTCGCATCAAGTTTGTTCTGCGTGAAGCACAAGAAGAAACTGTGCGCACCTGGATTGAAGAGCGTTACAGCATTGTTCTCAAAGCACGCCAGATCGGGTTCTCCACATTAGCCGCAGCATTCGTATTTTGGGAATCATTCTTCTGGGCAGACCGATTCGTTGTCATGCTGAGTCGTACCGAGCGTGAAGCATCCAAGCTTTTGCAGAAAACCAAATACGGCTACAAGATGATGCCACAATGGATGAAGGTCCGTGGACCAGAACTGGTTTCAGATAACCAGTTGAAGATGGTTTTCTCAAACGATTCTGCAATTGAATCTTTGCCTTCAGGCAATGATCCGGCACGTGGTGAATCCGTGTACCGTGTCGTTATTGACGAAATGGCGTTCTTGCCGAACCCTGAAGAAGCATGGGCTTCTATCGAACCAATTGCTGACGTCGGTGGACGTGTCATCTGTCTGTCAACCGCTAACGGTGAAGGAAACATTTTTCACCAGCTGTGGGTTGGTTCGCAGAATGCAACCAACCGATTCAAAGGAATCTTCTTCCCATGGTCAGCTGGAGATCGTGACCAGTCTTGGTATGAAGCCAAGAAACGTGACCTGCCAGATTGGCAGTTAGCACAGGAATACCCAAGTGACCCAGAAGAAGCATTTGTTCGTTCTGGTCGTCCAGTCTTCGACTTGGACGTCCTCCGAGAAATTGAACCAATAATCCCCGAAGAAGGCTACCTCAGTTCAACCAGCGTCAGAACCGTCTTCAGATTCGTTGAGGACGGTGGTCCTCTCCGTATTTGGGAAATGCCTCAAGAAGGCGAATCCTATGTGATTGGGGCAGACGTCGCTGAAGGCTTGGGGCATGGTGACTACAGCTCAGCCCATATTATTTCTGCGGACACAGGAATCGTTGTCGCCCATTGGCATGGGCACATTGACCCAGACCTGTTTGGTGAGGATGTGTTGGTTGCTTTGGGTTATTTCTACAACCACGCTTTGATCGGTGTTGAATCCAACAACCATGGTCTAACGACCTTGAAGTCTTTGGCCAGGGTGGGTTACCGGAACCTGTACAAACAGCGTAAAATGAACCATACGAACCCCAAGGTTTCTGATTCTTTGGGGTGGCGTACGACGTCGGTTTCTAAGCCTTTGGCTATTGATGAGTTGAATGCGGCTCTCAGGGATCATGCTTTGTCCCTGTTTGATTCTTTGACGGTGGCTGAGCTAAAGACCTTTATTCGTGAGGCGAATGGGAAAATGCATGGTTCTCCGCATGATGACCGGGTTATGTCTTTGGGGATCGCTAACCAGATGTTGAAGTATGTTTGGTTGCCTGAGTACAGGAATGATTTGGAGCCAAGAAAGAATTCTTTGGATTGGTGGGCACGCCACATTGTCAAGAATATTCCTGATAAGCCGGCGAAAATAGGGTCGTTTAACGTCGCTGAGTAACGAAATCCCCTATTATCGATGAAAACTTTCCGTTGTTTAGAGTGTTTGACCGAGTTTGATGCAGACGAACTCCCTAGAAGGGGTTCTGTTTGCTTTAAATGCCATGTTAAGTCAATTCGCCTAGGTTTTACTCATGGTCAGGAAGACTTTCACGGACCAACTATCAAGGAACGTCAACATAAAATTGTTGAGGACGCCAAGATTAATGGTTATAACGCCGAGCCTGTGACGAATTGGATGTGATGTGGAAGCTATCTGGGTACCGATTGCGGTCGCTGTTATATCAGGTCCGCTGGTCGTGGTACTTCAGAAACTACGCAAAGAAAACACCTCACAGCACGAACAAGGTCAAATCCTGTTAAGGATGCTTGGCACCAAGGTGGATAAGATCGGAAGCAAATTAGACAACCATATTGGTTGGCACGAAGGACAAGACGATGGCAAGAATCTCTAACCAGGAACTTATCACCCGATATCGGGAAAAGATCGAGCAGTCACGTCGTTGGCGTCGTGAAGACAACTACGACAAAACCTGGAAGCGCATGATCGACATGTATCGTGGCAAGCACTTCCTAAACAGCTCCGATGAAGACCGAATGCTAATCAATGATGCATTCGCAACTATCAACGTCATCTGGCCAAGCGTGTCGGTGAACCATCCGAAGATTACGGTTAACGCACGCCGTTATGAAGACGCCCCGAAGGCGATTGTGACCGAAGAGGTCGTCAACTATTGGTGGAGGCACTATGAGTGCCAGAGCGAGTTCCGTCGTGCAGTCAAGGACATGCTTATCGTTGGTCACGGCTGGTTGAAGACTGGTTATCGTTTTGTTGAAAAGACCGAAGGCGAAGAGTACGATACAGCTGATGAGCTTGCAGCACCGGAATCAATCACGGAATCGGAAATCATTATCACCGAGGACCGTCCATTTGTTGAGCGTATTAGCCCATTTGATGTTTTTGTTGATGCCGATGCGACGTCGATTTCCGACATGCGGTGGATCGCACAGCGAATCCGCCGACCGTTAACGGACGTTAAAAAAGACAAGCGTTACAACTCTCAGGCACGCAGAGAAGCCTCTCCTTCCCACTATACGAAGTGGGGCCAGGATGGCAACATGCCACGACGAAGCGAAAAAGCCGAAGACGGTTATGTGGAGATCTGGGAGTTCTACGACATTGATCGTGGAACAATCTCAATATTCTGTGATGGTAGCGACAAGTTCCTTGTAACACCAACCGAAATACCGTTCGCTTTCGGTCATCCGTTTGTCATGCTCAGGAACTACGAGATTCCAGAACACTTCTACCCAATGGGTGAACTGGAAGCCATTGAGCCACTCCAGATGGAACTCAACGAGACACGTACCCAAATGATGAACCACCGCAAGCGGTTCTCCCGTAAATGGCTGTACAAGGAGTCGGCGTTTGATGCCGAAGGTCGCAGTGCGCTCGAGTCCGAGGAGGACAACGTGCTGGT